GTCGCCGCTTTCTCTGAGCCGGTTTCCCCGATGAACCGCGTCCAAGACCTCAGGGCCGACTTCGACCGGCTCGGCGAGCTCCTGGCCGCCGCTGAGGGGTCCGGGGCGGCGGCGATCGTCCGGGAGCGTCGCATCATCGGCGAACTTCTCGACCAGTTGGAATCCCCCGCGGAGGTGCCGCTTGTCGATCAGTTGGCAGCGAAGCGTCAAGCCAAAGCCGGCGATTCTCGTCCTCCCGCCCGCCGTCGACAGTCTCGATGAGGCCCATGCGGCGATCGAGATGTGGGAGCACTACTCGCACAAAACGCTGGACGACACGCAACGCCTGACGGTCGAGGTGATGATGGCCGAATCTCGTGGCCGGTGGGCTGCGAGGACGACGGGCCGTGAGGAGCCCCGCCAGAATGGCAAGGGTGAAGAGCTCGAGGTCGTCGAACTGTGGGGGATCGTGCAGCGCGCCGAGGCGATCTTGCACACCGCCCACGAGTTGACGACGGTGTCGAGTGCCCATCAGCGGATGGTGGCTATCGTGCACAGTCATCCCGATCTTCGCCGCCGGGTTCGCAAGGTGTTGAACGGGTTCGGCCAGCAGCTGATTGAGTTGACGAACGACGGCGTGATCGCCTACCGCACCCGCACGAACGGTGGCGGCCGCGGCCTGGACGACATCAGCCGCCTGGTGATCGACGAAGCCCAACACGCCAAGCCCGAACAGCTCGCGTCGTCGACGCCGATCCTGTTGGCGAACCCGAATCCGCAGACGAACTTCGCCGGCACTGGCGCGATCACGGGGGTGTCGGACTGGTGGTGGGAGTTGCGCAAGCGTGCGCTCGGCAAGGATCCGGGCGCCTTCGGCTATGTCGGTCATACCGCCGAGAAGGTGTCGCTGACGGCTGACGGGCATGTGCTGCAGTCTCCGATCGACCCGTTCGATCGCCAACTGTGGTTCGACGCCAACCCTGCATTGCACGCCGGCCGGGGCGAGATCGAGTTCTTCGAGGAGCAGTTGCGGACCCTCGGTCCGGCACTGTTCGCTCGCGAACATTTGGGCGTGTGGGATCCTGAGCCGGCAGGCGTCGGCAGCGTCATCGGTTCCGACACTTGGGATGCGCTGCGCGATACAGATTCTGTGATCGTCTCGCACCGGACCTGGTCGGTGTCGACGTCGCTCGACCGGTCATGGTCGTCGTTCGGTACTTGTGGCCGCCGCTCCGACGGTTTGCTGCATGTCGATGCGATCAAGCGTGGCAAGGGCACCGCTTGGGTGGTCGACTTCGCCCGCGAGGTGTACGCCGGTTCTCGGATCCCGATCCGTATCCACAAGTCCGGGCCCGAGGGTGCGTTCATCGCCCCGCTGCGTGAACGTGGCGTCGAGGTCGATGAGGTCTCCAGCGCCGAGGTTGCTGCCGCCACCGGGCAGTTCATCGACGCCTGTAACGCCGGCGAGTTGCGCCATCTCGGGCAGGCATCGCTCGACATCGCGTTGAAGGGTGCGGTGCTGCGCACGTCGGCGGATGGTGCGGCGCTGTGGTCGCAACGTAATTCGAATGTGGAGATCACGGCGCTGATGGCCTGCACGGTCGCCGTCGGCGGGGTGCCTGAGTCCGCGATGGTGGACTTGTTGACGCAAGCGTTCTAGGAGGACTGATGCGAAAGTTGGTCTTTCTGGCGCAAGCATGCGGAGTTGCCCTGATAATCGCCGGAGTTGCTGCCTTTTCTGTCCCGGTCGCCTCGGTGGTGTTCGGTGCGTTGCTGATCGCCGCGGGCGAGGTTCACGGATGAGCCTGTTCCGGCGTGAGAAGCGTGACGCGAGCGTGCAGGCGTACGTCGAGGCGGCGGGCCACGGCCGCTATCAGATGACGACGAGCGGACAGCCGGTCAACGACGACAGAGCGTTGCAGTTGGCGGCGGTGTGGGGGTGCGTCGATCTGTTGTCGACGTTGGTGTCGACGCTACCGATCGACGAATACCGGAAGGTCCAAGGGATTCGTGTCGCTCAACCGAACCCGATGCTGCTCGAGGATCCGGCCGGCGACGGCACTGGGCTCGAGGTGTGGTTGCGCCAGCTGATGACATCATGCCTGTTGCGCGGTAACGGGTACGGGTTCATTCTCCAAGTCGGGTCGGATGGGTGGCCGACACAGATCGAATCGCTGCACCCTGATCGGATCACCTGGCGACGCGATCTGAACTTCGGGCCCGTCGAGTCGTATCTGGACAACAAGAAGGTGGACCGCTGGCCAATGGGTCCACTGTGGCATCTGCCGGTGTACGTGACGCCGGGTTCACCGATCGGGATGTCGCCGATCCAGTTCGCGGCGAACACGATCGGTCTCGGGTTGGCAGCCCAACGGTTCGGTGCCGGATGGTTCAACGGTGGCGGCCTCCCGGTCGGCACGTTGGAATCCGATCAGGTGATCGACACCACGACTGCTACCGCATTGAAAGAACGCATCCGTGAGACGATGAAACCCGGCGAGCCGCTGGTGTTGGGTGCCGGGTTGAAGTTCAACGCGATACAGGTGAACCCCGAGGATTCACAGTTTCTGGAGACGACCAAGGCAACGGCTGACGATGTCGCCCGGTTCTTCTTCCGCCGCCCTCCGGGTGAGGGTGGGGCGATCACCTACGCGAACGTCGAAGCTCGTTCGCTCGACCTGTTGACCTACACGTTGTCGGGGTGGCTTGTGCCGATCGAAAAAGCAATCACACGCCTGCGGCCACGTCCGCGCTATGTGAAGTTCAACGCCGACGCGCTGGTGCGAGTCGATCTCGCCGCGCGCTACAAGGCGCACGATCTGGCGATCCGTTCCGGTCTCAACTCGCGCGACGAACGCCGCGAGCTCGAAGAGTACGGGCCGATTCCTGACGGCACCGGCGGCGAGTTCCTGTGGCCGCCTTACGCAACATCTCTAGGAGGTGACACGACGAATGACGGATCTTCGCAACCTGCCGGCACCGGTCCTGTCCCGGCTGGCTGAGGGCTACGGCTCTGACTTCTTGTCGCACCGCCACGCCGGTATCGACGCCGACCACAAGCGACCGACATGGGTCGACCCCAAGACCCTCGAGCATCGCATCACCCCGCGCCGGGTGGAGGTCCGCACCCTCGCTGACGGCACCCCCGTCATCCGCGGCTATGCCGCCGTCTACGACTACGACTACGACGTCGCTGGCGGCCCGTCCGCCTACGGGTGGCGTGAAACCATCGTCGGCGGGGCGATCGACAAATCAGTCCGCGAACAGGACGAGGTCTACCTGTTCTTCGACCACGACGGGCTCCCGTTGGCGGCAACGAAAGCCGGGACGCTGACAGTCGAGTCGGATCGGATCGGGTTCTTCGGTGAGGCTCGCCTCGACCCGCGGTCGCAACATTCGATGGAGGTCTTCCACCGGATCGAACGCGGCGAACTCGACGCCATGTCCTGGGCATTCCAGGCCCTGCGTCAAGAATGGAACAAGGACTACACCGAGCGCCGCATCACCGAAGCGAAAGCGTTCGATCAGTCCGTCGTCTCGTTCCCCGCGAATCCGGCGACAACCGTCGTGATTCCCCGCAATTCTTCGCACACCTCGTCCCGAATGGATGAGATGCAAGCAATCCTGGCCGAGCTCCGTTCGGCCTGACGCGCACAGCGCAACCTTCGCGCCGGCAGCCACGCCGGACCTTCGATGCACCACCCGCCTTCGGGCGCGCCGGACATGAGGGCACCACCTGGCATCCACCCGAAGGACTCCACAACACAACATCCCCTTCTCCACAGGAGTCTTTCAAATGTCCGAAACAACCGACACCGGTTTCGCCCTCAAGCAGGTGCGAGACCAACTCAAGGCTGCGCTCGATGAGCGCAACACCATCCAGGCCCGCAAGGCGGCGGCCGTCACCGAGATCGAGGCGATCGTCTCCAAGGCGAACACCGAGCGCCGCGAAATCTCCGACGAGGAACTCGCTCTCGCCAAGGAGCGCCGCGACGCAGCGGCGGCCATCGAAGGCGAACTCGAGCGTGTGCTCTCCAACATCGACGGCCTGCAACAGCGCGAGTCGCTGCTGAAGGACACCATCAACGCCCGTGAGGCGTCCAGCGCCGCGGCGGCCCGTTGGGC